CAATCAGCCGTCTATACAGTTTCAGTCGAAGTTTTCCAAGCAAGACTTGCCGGCGGAGGACAAATCGAAGGAGTAGATTTTACAGCTACACCATTTAGAATGGGTCGATCATTATTTAACAAATGCGTTGGATTGTTAGGTTCATACATGGACACCGAGGGCATGGCTCAATAAATGCCTAACCAAACAATTCTTGAACAGATCAGGACACCTTTAGCAACTGCTTTATCTGGCGTTGCAGGAAATGTTTATGGTTATGTGCCTGAAACAGTTATTCCTCCAGCTGTGGTTGTTGTGCCTGATTCTCCATACTTAGAATTCGAAACAATAAGCAAAACTAATATCAGAGCCAAGATCAATTTTACAATTTCAGTTGCAGTTGCCTATAACAGCAATCCTGCATCCCTCGACAATATCGAACAGTTAATCATAAGTGTTCTGGCAGTAATTCCAGTTGGATACATTGTCAGCTCGGTTGAAAGACCGACAGTTTCACAAGTTGGTGCAAGCACGCTGCTAATCGCAGATGTAAGAGTATCTACCTACTACACGCAAACAATATAAGGAGAAATCATGGCAACAGTCGTAATTACCGGTCGTGATGTTGGTTTATCTTTCACAGGTGGAACAGATATTCAAGCACAGGCGACTAACGCAGTTCTAACAAAAGTTAATGATCGTCAGGTTTATCAGACGATGGAAGGCGAAGCCTACAAAACGGTTAATGTCAGCGGAACATTCCAATTGGATATGTTGGCTGATTGGGGCAAAGCAAATTCAGTTTGCGAGGCTCTATGGGCTGCTGCTGAAACTGCACCCGACACAGACATCAGCATGACACTTACAGCTGCATCAGGAGCGCAATTTGTGTTCCCTGTAAAGCCTGAGTTTCCAACTGCTGGTGGTTCAGGTGTTGATGCTCAGACAGTATCATTCACATTCACAGTATCTAAAGGCGCAGTAGTAGAAACCTTTAGTTAAAAATTAGCAACGGGAGCAAACAATGAAAAGAATTATTACAATTACATATAACTCAGGTGAGCAAGCAACTTACACCGCCCAGACACCTGAGTTTTGCAAATGGGAAAGAGAAACAAAGAAAACCATTCAAGACATGCAAAAAAACATGGGCTTATGGGATTTAATGTTTTTGGCTTATCATGCACACAAAAGAGAATCCGCTGGCAAGCCAGTAAAACTCTTTGATGCTTGGATTGAAACTGTCGCCGACTTTGACACAGTTGTTGGTGATGCAGACCCAAAAGCCACCCAGCAGGAAGCCTAAACAGGTTATTGGTTGAGTTGGCAATAGCCACAAAAATACCAATGAGCGAATGGGTTGATGCGGATGACATATTAACAGCGATCGAGATATTGGAGGCAAGGAATGGCAACTGAAACCATCGCCTATAATAAATCTGATCTGCGTGATATTTACAAAGCCTTTAAACTTATGGATGAACAGGCTACTGAGGAAGCAAGAGCGCAGTCTGCTGCGTTGGCGTATTTTGCATCAGAGGAAATTAAGCAAGCAGCTCGAAGTCGAACAAAATCTCGCAAGGTTGCGGAAAGAGTTGCGGACGGCGTTAGCATCTCTAAGTCCAGCAAAATCGGTGAGTTCAGTTATGGTTTCGCACGACAGAAATTTTCAGGTGGTGCTACTACGCAAAACCTATGGGGTGGAATTGAGTTTGGATCTAATAAGTTCAAGCAGTTCCCTTCATATTCAGGACGGCAAGGCAGAGGTAGTCGTGGATGGTTTATCTATCCAACCCTTCGCAAAATTCAGCCTGAATTGATTAATAAATGGGAAGCAAGTTTTGATCGCATCATTAAGGAATGGGTCTAATGGCAACCGGTAATCGCACTTTAAAGTTATCAATCCTTGCTGATGTTGATGACTTAAAAAAGAAGTTAGGCGAAGCTGATAAAGCAGTTGAAAGTAATTCAAGCAAGATTGCAGATTTTGGAAAAAAGGCTGCTGCTGCATTTGCAGTTGCTGCTGCTGCTGCCGTTGCCTATGGCACTAAATTAGCCATTGATGGGGTCAAGGCTGCAATAGAGGATGAGCAAGCACAGTTAAGGTTGGCTGCTGCATTAAAGAGCGCCACAGGGGCAACTGAGAGTCAAATACGGGCAACTGAGGATTACATACTTAAAACCTCACTTGCAACCGGTGTTGCTGACGATCAACTAAGACCGGCATTCCAAAGATTAGCCGTATCTACAAAAGATGTTAATGAAGCACAAAGATTATTAAACCTGTCTTTAGATATTGCTAAAGGTCGAGGACTTGAACTTGAAACAGTTGCCAATGCCTTAGGTCGGGCTCAAGATGGCAATACCACAGCTCTTGGCAGATTAGGTCTTGGATTATCAAAAAGCGAACTCGCCACTCTTTCATTCACAGAAGTTCAACAAAAGTTATCGGATCTTTATGGTGGCGCAGCTAGTAAAAACGCTGAAACATTCCAAGGCAAGATTGATCGCTTAAAAGTAGGATTTGATGAAGCGAAGGAAAGTCTTGGTTATGCATTGCTTCCATTTGTCGAAAGATTTATTGGATTCTTAAATGAAACAGGCATTCCAACTCTTAATGGATTTATTGCTGGTCTAACAGGCGATGCAGGATTAGTCGCAGCTCTTGATGAAAGTCAAAAGGGTGCAGCATCATTTGGGGCAGTAATCAAAACAGTGGCTGGCATAATTTCAGGATTTATTACATTCATCCGAGAAGCAATTGGCTTATTAGTTGAGTTTGCAAACCAAGCAATTCGCATTACTAATCTGATTAAACCCGGAGCAGATATTGGATATATTTCAAACCCATCAATGACTGGGGGAATGCTAGGACAAACCCCAGCAGTTCCTAAATCTAACTTTACCTATGGTGCAGGAAATCCAACTGTTATCAACAATGTTTCAGTTCAAGCGGTTGATAGCGAAGGTGCTGCAAGAGCCGTTGCAAAGGTATTAAATAACAGCGCATCTAGATCAGTTCCACAGCTGTATAACAACGGCATCAAGGGCGGATAATGACTGTATTTACTCCCCAATATAAATTAACAGTTAATGGAGTTGAATACACAAATGTAGCAATTTCAGACATTGCTCATCAGGCTGGTCGTGAGGATATTTACTCTCAACCCAATCCATCTTATTTGCAAATCGAATTGGTTGCATTAAACAATGAAAACTATAATTTACAAGTCAATGATGGAATAACCCTTCAAGTTAAAGACAGCACAGACACCTATCGAACTTTGTTCGGTGGCAACATCACAGACATCACAACTGAGGTTGCAACTGCCAGCAGTATTGCTGAAACCTTTACTTATACTGTCCTTGCATTAGGTTCATTGGCTAAGTTGCCAAAAGTAATTTATAACGGAACATTGGCTCAAGATGATGACGGCGATCAGATCTGGGAATTACTTTCAGAGATATTCTTAAACAATTGGAATGAAGTGCCAGCAGCTGAAACTTGGGTTGGTTATGATGCAACAACTACTTGGGCTAATGCTGAAAATGTAGGACTTGGCGAGATCGATCGCCCAGGAGTTTATGAACTTGAAAACCGAACTGCCGATCCTGACACCACTTACAACATTGCAAGCCTTATTGCCAACAGCGCACTTGGCGTTTTGTATGAGGACAATGAGGGTCGCATCTCCTACGCTGACACAACCCATCGACAGAATTATCTAGCCAATAATGGATACACAGAGATTTCAGCCAATACTGCTATTGGTGCAGGATTAAAGGTTTTGACCAGAGGCGCAGATGTTCGAAATGAGATTATTCTTAATTACGGCAACAACTACGGATCACAGGAAACTGCAATTGATTTGACTAGTATCGCAACCTTTGGTTATCGAGGCGAAACCCTAAATACAGTCTTGCATGATCCTACTGATGCACAAGCTGTTGCTGACCGCTTTATTTCCCTTAGATCCTATCCAAGAGCTTTATTTGATAGCATTACATTCCCATTGACTAACTCAGCAATTGATGATGCAGACCGAGATGCTTTGCTTCAAATCTTTGTGGGTCAACCAATGCGAATAACAGACTTGCCTGTTCAGATAGCCCCAACTCAACAATTTGAGGGTTATGTTGAAGGCTGGCGTTGGAGTACAAGATTCAACGAATTATTCTTAACCATAAA